CCCCCGACAACCAAGTCATCGTCGAAGAGCGGGCCGAAGTGAACCTGAAGCCGACGGCCGGCATGGCCGCCGCGGCCCGCCGCGGCCTGAAGCTCCACGAGGAAGGCCGGAGCGGCGACGGCCTGAAGCCCGAGACGGTCGCCAGGGCCAACAAGCTCGCTGCCCGCGAGAACATGAACGAGGACTGGGTGCGGGAGATGAACGCCTGGTTCGCCCGCCACGAGTCGGCGAGCAAGTCGCCTGGGTGGGACACGCCGGGGGCCGAGAAGCCTGGGTTTGTGGCGTGGCTTTTGTGGGGCGGAAACGCAGCGCAGCGGTGGTCTGCGGCGAAGGTCGCCCAGATGGACCGCCAAGAGTCTCGGTCGATGGAAGAGAACGTCACGCCGCCGAAGCGAGCCCTCTACAAGGCGCTGGAGGACATCGCGGAAATCCACGGGCCGTTCCCGCCGACCGACGTTCACTATATGCCGAACAGTCCGTTTCTTGCTCAGGGAATGAGGTGTGCCAACTGCATCTTCTACGAAGGTGGCGGCGGGTGCGAAATCGTGCAGGGAAGCGTGTCGCCGGAAGGCTTGTGCCAGCTACACATTATTCCAGAGGTCACGATGAGTGAGTCGGAGAGCGAGAGCAGAGAAGGTGCGACGGCAACCGTTGAGGAGGAGCCTTCGGCTCCTCAACTCGATGTTGGCGAACCTTCGCCGGTATCGGCCGCCGAATCCAACAGCGTGCCAGTCGCCGAGCCCGATCCGGTCGAGGCGATTCTGGTCAAGGCAGCCGAACTGAACGCTGCCGTGCTGCGGACTCGTTTGCGGACGATGTAGCGTATCGCATAGGCTACAAGTATTGACTACGCATCGCGACGGAAGTCGCGGTGAGCAGTGCGAGTGGCGTGAGGATTCACGACGCGGCGCGCTTGCGGGAACCACCCGCCGGCCGCCGCATTTTTGTTTGCGTTGGCCGGCTCAACTTCAGGAGCCAGAGCCAACATGGCATCGTCGAATCTCAAGCGTCTTCAGGAACGTGCTGCGGCTGTGGCCGCGCGGATGTCGGAGCTCGGCTCCATCGAGGAGCGGTCGGCCGATCAGACCAAGGAGCTCATCTCGCTCGGCACTCAGGCCGACGACCTGAAGACCTCCCTTGACTTCGAGGAGCGGATCGCCGCGAAGGAAGCGGAACTCCGCAGCGTGGTCGAGAAGGCCGCTCCGGCCCCCGCCCCGGCGGTGGAGAAGGCCGCTGCTGTCGAAGAGAAGCAGAAGCTGGAGATTCGGTCGCTCCTGCCCCATCACACCCAGCTTACCGCGTTCAACGACGACGCCGGCTCGGTGGAAAGTGCCTATCGCTGTGGCCGGTGGCTGCGGGCTCACATCTTCAAGAATGCCGACGACCTGCGGTGGTGCAAGGATCACGGCGTCGAGAATCGCGCCCTCGGTGAGAACAACAACGCCTCTGGGGGTGCCCTCGTCCCAGAGGAGTTCGCGAATCGCGTGATTCGTCTCGTCGAAACCTACGGCACCCTGCCGTCGGTGTGCGAGAACGTCACGATGACCCGCGACACGCTGGTCATCCCGAAGCGGCTGACCGGCACGACTGCCTACTTCGTCGGCGAAGGCTCGGCTGTGACCGAGAGCGAGCCGACCTACGGCAACGTGTCGCTCGTCGCCAAGAAGCTCGCCGTCGGCTGCCGGATGAGCACCGAAGTGGTCGAGGATTCGGCCGGCGTAGTGGGGTTGGCCGACGCAGTGGCCGCTGAGTTCGCGCAGTCTCTGGCCTACAAGATCGACCTCTGCGGCTGGCTCGGCGACGGGACGCAGGGTGAGTACGGCGGCCTTCGCGGCATCGTGTCGAAGATCAACGACGGCAGCTACACCGCCTCGGTGGTCAACGCTGCGGCCGGCAACACCGGCTTCGAGACGCTCGACATCGAGGATTTCCTCGGTGCCGTCGGCAAGCTGCCGATCTACGCCCGCCAGGGCGCGGCCTGGTACGTGTCTCCGGCTGGCTACGCGGCGAGCATCGCCCGCCTGAAGTACGCCGCTGGCGGCAACACGGTCGAGAACATCGGCAGTGCGGCCGGCGAGTCCTTCCTCGGCTATCCGGTGCGGATGGTGCATGTGATGAACAGCACCCTCGGCGCGGACAGCGGCAAGGTGAAGGTGCTCTTCGGCAACCTGTCGCTGTCGAGCATCTACGCCCGCCGGCGTGACTTCTCGGTGCGTCTGTACGACCAAGTGTACGCCACCACGGATCAGCTTCTGCTCCAGGGCACGATGCGGTTCGATGTGAACCATCACTCGCTGGGCAGCACCTCGGAGGTCGGCCCGGTGGTCGCCCTCAAGACCGCCTGAACCACCCTCTAAGGAGTACCCAAGAAGATGATCCACGCTCAGAATGACAAGGTCGTTGCCGCGCTGCCGGCAGGCGTGACCGCCTCCAGCGAGACGGCCACGATGACGATCGACACGGTCGGCTATGACCACGCCAGCGTCACTGTGATGCGGGCGTCGAATGCTGCAACCACCTTCGCCAGCGTGCTGAAGGTCGAAGAGTCGGACGACAATTCGTCCTACGCGAATGTCACCGCCCTCGTTGGCGGCGGCGTTGGCGGCTTCACGATCCCCGCGGTGTCTGCCACTGGCAGCGTCTCGGTTGTGAAGATGGACATCGATACGAAGGCCCGCAAGCGGTATCTCAAGGTCAGCATGACGCCGAGCACCGCGGTCAACGTGGCGATGACGGCTCGGCTGTCTCGCGGCGAAGTGGCGCCGGAGACGGCGGCTCAGGCTGGCGTCATCGGTTGGGTCAAGGGCTGATTCCCGTTCAAGCGGGACGGCCAATGACCGGCCGATGAAGGCGCAGGGAAGCGCGCCCGCTCCTTCAACTAGGAGCGAATGATGCTGCTGCGGATTGGTAATGTCGAGGCTGAAGTCAAAGTCGCGGCGGTGATGAGCACCCCGCGACTTGGCTTCACCGACAATTTCTTTTGTGTGTCGCAGGCTCTGGCCCCGCACAAAATATCCCCCATCAAGATCACCGGAGCCTTCTGGGGGCAGTGTCTCCAGCGGGCTTTCGAGCAAGTCATCGACACGCACGACGTCATTCTGACGTTCGACTACGATACGATCTTCACGGCGAAAACGATCGAGGCGCTTCTTGCCTTGATGATGCACTCCGGTGTCGATGCGATCGCCCCGCTCCAATCCAAGCGAGAGGCCAACGCGGTCATGTTCTGCCCCCTCGGCCACAAGCCGGAGGACAAGCTGAACGTGGACGACGACTGGTTCTCGAAGCCTGTGCAGCGTGTTCGGACGGCCCACTTTGGGGCGACGTTCCTTCGGACTGCGGCCCTCAAGAAGGTGCCGAAGCCGTGGTTCATCGGCAAGGCCGGCGACGACGGCGGCTTCACGAGCAACCACGTTGATGAGGACATCGCATTCTGGCACGCCTGGGAGGCTGCCGGAAACACGCTCGGCGTCTCGACGCACGTCAGCGTCGGCCACGCGGAGTTGATGATTACGTGGCCCTCGCGAAGCGTCGAGGGCGGCAAGGTTCACCAGCACACGACGGACTACTGGAACAACCAGCAGTCGCCGCCAAAGGAAGTGTGGGGGTTCGTGGCATGAAGGTACGCATCAAGAAGTCATTCGCCGGCTACCGCATCGGGCAGGAGTTCGAGTGGGGCGATGGGATGGCAAGGATTTACCTCGGTAGGGGTATGGTCGAGGAAGTGACAGGCTCGGCCGCCGAAGCTGTCACACCCCGCCCTAACACTGAGGAGCCGAAGTCGCCAGCCCGCACCAGAAAGGCCACTCAGAAATGACCGTCACCATCCGCTACGGCCTGCCAGAGCATCCATCGAGCGGCATCACGCCGTATCGAAGTCTTCGCGTCCACACCGCCCCGACGGTCGAGCCCGTGACGCTCGCCGAGGCGAAGGCGCAGGCGAAGGTGGATATTTCGGATGACGACGCCTACATCTCGTCGCTCATCACGATGAGCCGCGAATACGTCGAGTCCATCCTCGACATTTCGATGATTACGCAGGTGCTGGAGGCCCGCTATGACACGTTTCCGCTCTGGGAACTGATCCTGCCGCGGCCGCCGATGGCGCCGCAGACGGTCACGGTCATCTACCGCAACGAGGCCGGCGTAGACCAGACGATCACCTCGGCGGCGAGTGCCTTTCAAGTGGACTCCTACGCGACGCCTGGTCGGATTTACCCGCTCTACAACGGCGTGTGGCCGGCGGTGCGAGGCGACGAGAACAGCGTCACAGTGCGATGGACGGCAGGCTACGGAGCCAGCGGCGCGAGCGTGCCGGCAGTTCTCAAGCAGCTAATCCTGCTTCAGGTCGCCCACCTCTACGAACACCGGCAGCCTGTGGTTGCGGGCTATTCGCAGGTGCTCCCTGTGCCACAGACTTTCGACACGCTGCTGGCGGCGAGCGGCTGGGGCGGCTACCGATGAGCGTCACGGCACAGGTTCGAGCTCGCGTCACCGCACGGCGGGCGACAACGAGCGGCCTGTCGGTGGCGGTGGAAGAGCAACCGATCGAGTTCAACGTCGATGTTGGCGACTGCACGAAGGTGTGGAGCGACCGCAGGGCGTTCCCGGCGGAAGGCTTTGACGAGATCGACTTCGCAGCCATCGGCGTGTCGGCCGTCAAGCTGCTGGCGGTGAAGAACCTGTCGGCCACAAGCCAGATCGCACTTTCTGCCGGCTGGACTGGGTCGCAATTCAGTGTCTTCAGGCAGGACGTCACGTCGTGGAACTTCTCGCCAATGATAAACCTCGGAAGCCTGACGCTGCGTGGGTATCCGATCCGCGAGGGCGGGTCGATGCTCTTGTCGTGCCCGAATTCAAGCGGCTTCGCGACGACGAGCGGCGGGAGCATCCTCCGCATCGGCGGTACAGCAGGCCAGCAATACGAAATCTATGTAATGGGGGCATGAAATGCCGCTGAATGCACAACTGACGCTGTCGATCCTGGCTCACGAATCGTCGAGCGGCGACCTGTCGCGGTCGCTGCGTGCGACTCCCGTCTCATACGCCGCGTCAATCGCCGACGGCACAGGCGCAAATCAGGCACAGGTTGTGTGGAGCGCTACCCGCACGCTGTCAGGCGCATCCGAAACACTCAATCTCGCCTCCCTCGCCGACACACGAGACGGCTCGCCGGCGACGGTAACGATCACCGCGGTCAAGGTCGCCTACATCAGAAACAAAGGCGCTTCGGCAATCACGGTGGGCGGGCTGCCTATCACGTCCGTCGCCGCCGGCGCTGCCGCTGTTCACTGCGACCCGTCGGCCGCCGGCCTTGCTGCCGGCGGTGTGACCGTGACCGGCACGGTCGGCGGCACCTACGACGTCGTTCTCATCGGCGAGGGCTCCGTAGCGTGATTATTGGGAAGCTCTCTGAGCGAATCACCATCAAGGCTCCAGCCGAGCAGCGCGGTCTGTCCGGCGAGGCAACGCTGAACTGGGATACCACTGTCGCCACCGTGTGGGCTGAAGTCGGCGGCCTGTCGAGCCGAGACATCCTGCAAGCCCAGCAGGCGAACGTGATCGCGACCCACCGCATCCGCATTCGCTTCCGATCGGACGTGACGCACCTGCACCGCGTTCTCTGGCGAGGCCGAACGATGGAGATCGCAAGCGTCGTGGACCGCAGCGGTCGGGAGTACCTTGAGATTCTGGCGCGGGAGGTGACGTAGCATGGCCGTCAATATCCCAGGCACGCTGCCTCGCGACGTTGGTGGCGGACAGACAGGCTCTCAGCGGGCCGGCGGGTTCGTCACTGTCCAGACGTCCGGCGTCCGCGACCTCGCCAGATCGCTGCTTCGGGCTGCGACCGCGATGGGCCGCGACGCGACGAAGCCCCTGACGGACGCGGCCAAGCAGGCCGCTGCGCCGGTCATGGCCGCCTACAAGTCGAACATCAGCGACGTCACCGGCAACCTGAAGCGTAGCGTGCGCGTGCAGGCCGGCAAGAAGAAGTACGAAGGCGTCGGCATCGCCGTCGCCGGCCCGATCCACGTCGTGAACACCGACGAGTGGGACGTGCTCAAGAAAGGTGCGGGAAATCACGCCTGGCTTTTTGAGTTCGGAACCGGCCGGCGAAAGCCTGGTTCGCAGAACCGACGCACTTATGTCAACGTCCATCAGTCGATCAACGGCAAGATGAACCGCGTGGCGAACGAGCGAGGTGGCCTCGCGTTCGACAACGAGAAATTCGAGAAGATGGGCCGCGGCTACTACTTCTTGATGGGCAGCAAGAACGTCGCCCAGCGCAAGAGCGGCAAGGGTGCGTTTGTGCCGGACGGCAGGGGCGGCACGCGGCCGTATTACCTCGCCTCCGGAGACACATATGGCGCCATGAAGCCGAGCCACGCGATGGAGAAGGCGATTCAACAGGCGTCTCCGGCCG